TCAGGGCGGGTCGATTCGATATTCCTCGATACCGTAATACCATTGTCCACCGTCACGGCATTTTTGCCGATTTCGAGAACGTATTCACTGGCGTAGGTCGTCCTGGTTTTGCGCGTGGTCCTCTTCGGCTTGGCGAGCTTCAGGGCCATGTGGGGGATAAATCCGCTGGTCGGCTTTTCGTCCTCGGCAACCTCCACGGGGGCGAAGGCAAGAATCCTGCCGTCCGATGCGGCCAGGGCGAAATCGCCACTCTTCTTCGACATCTTGACGAGCTGGGCGTGTCTCAGTCCTGCCCGCAGGCTTTTCGCTCCACATGCCATCTCGATCTTGCATTTTCCGTTCCATTTCATGTGCCTGTTCTCCTGTGTGGTGTAGTTTGTCGAAGCCATTAAGTGCTTCCTTTTTTTCGCTTTTTCGAGCTGTCTCACGTTGGCGTCTCCGTGGGCTGCGCATCATCTGCCGCGAACAACGGTAGCGCGTCGCTCTCTGTTAACCCGTCTCGGGCTGTTAACCGTTGGGTACTTGGTTCGCAGCAGATCATGGGCTTTGGATCGAGCCAGTTTCCGGCGTCGATAATCCACGCTCGTAGGTTGGGGTCTGTATGATGGGCGATCTGATGGGGGTTCGTACCCTCTGGCCGCGCGTAGCGAAAGCCTTGAAAGCCCCGCATCGGAATGGGTTTGATCCATCGCCAGGAATCGGCGGGCATGACGACGTAGAATCCAGGCGGCCACCATCGCCCCGTTGTGTCGCATTGAACGCATCGCGGCGTCTGGAACACGCGCGAAGCGTGCGCGTAGCCACGAATGTAGCCATCCTCGACGTAGAACACCCGCTCGCCGATGTTGATGTCCGGTGACTGGTTAATGGGGAACCGTCGGAAATACTCACCACCGCCGTCGGCTATGCAGTCTGCCGCTTCTTGCGCGGCGTTGGCGATTTGGCTCTTGGGGGTCGTCACAATGATGTCCATAGTTATTGCCCCTTGTAGCCAGGATGTTTCGCTGCCAGCCGCCTGTTACGCAACTCCTGAATCTGGCTCGCCATCGCAAGGATGTCGTCGCCAGCCTCGTTGTCGTGACATAGATCGGCGACGAGACGCCGAACCTCATCCGCCTTTTCGCTATTTGTGGTGTTCGTCGCCTGGAGCAGGCACGCTGCGACGGTAGCCGCGACGCGATCTGATGCCTCGTTCGCGAAAACCTTCTCAAACAATGCGTCGTCGAGCGTGTGGACCTCTGTGATGATGGCGAAGCTACTCATATCGTTCTCCATCTGTTAACCGTTAACCGGGGTTCGGGTCTGTTCTGGCTTCGCAGTATCTCGAATGCGAGTGCAGCCACTGCCGGAACCTGTCCATCTCACGCCACCATCATGGCGCCGCGTCCATCGACAGGACGCTCTTGCGATCCGTCTTCAGCTTGTGCCCCACGATCTCCGTGTGTTTTCCTCGTCTCGTCACGGTAATCGTTTCGGTCATTGCCTTGATGAGCTGGGCGGCGAACAGGTTGGAGAGGGCCTGGTCCACGGTGATCGTCTTGGCTTCCTCGGGGCCGAACCGTCTCAGCCACCAGCCCCGCGCCTTCTGCTCGGCGAATCCCCCGTGCTCCAGACACACCCACTCGCGGATGGTGGCCATCCCACAGCGGTACTGCACCCGGATCGAATCCGGCTTGCCTGGCTTTCGGTGCCGGTGGAGGGTCACGGCGTCCACCGTCAGCTCCTCGGGCTCGCTCCCGAGAATGGCCCGCTGGGCCGCCTCGCGCTCGTGCATCCGCTTTTCCCGCTCCTCGGCTTCGGCCCGCTCGATCTCCTGCTTGGGGATCTCCCAGCCGCAGTTCGGGCAGGCTCGAATGGCCCGGCTGAAGGTGTCCCCGCATTCGCCACACGTGGCCAGCTTCACGTCGCCCTCGTCCATGCAGTCGATGGGTCCGTGCGTCTCGATGCAGTGGGCATAATCCAACACAAGGCAATCGTCCTTGTCGGGATGCAGGCGAAGTCCACGGCCGACCATCTGCACATAGAGGCCCGGCGAGAGGGTCGGCCGAAGCAGGACGATGCAGTCCACCCGCTTGGCGTTGAACCCTTCGGTGTAGACGTTGACGTTGCAGATAGCCCGATAGCGCCCCAGCTTGAACCCCTCGGCGATCCGGTCGCGGTCGCTTCGCGGCGTCTTGCCGGTGACCTGGGGGGCCTCGATCCCGTATTTGCGAAGCTCCATCGACACGTCCCGGCAGTGTTTCAGGTCGACGCAGAAGAACATGATGCCCTTGCGCTGCTGGGCGCTGATGATGGCCATCGCCGACCGGATCGCATCGCGCACCAGCTCGGGCGTGTCCATCGTCGCCGACAGGGACTTCTCTTTGTAATCGCCCCCGTGATTGCGCTCGACGTTACTGAGATCGGCCTGCACATCGCCCACCTTAGACCGCAGCTTGCAGAGATATCCTTGGGCGATCAGGTCGCCGACATTGGCCTCGTAACACACCTCGTTCAGAATGTGGTCCCGGTGGCAGATCGGCCCGCATCCCATCCGGAACGGCGTCGCGGTGAAGCCGACGACACGGAGGTTCCGGTTCTGCCTGCGACATCCCTCGATAAAGGTGCGGTATTTTCCCTCGCCACGGGCCGGGATGCGGTGAGCCTCGTCGATAATCAGCACATCAAAAGGAGCGAACTCGCCCCATTTCCGGAACACGCTATCGATCGAGGCGTAGGTGATCGACCGGTCGAGGTCGCGCCGGCCCAGCCCCGCCGAGTAGACGCCGATGTCTCCACCCGGCCACAGGCCGGCCAGTTCGGCGGAGTTCTGCTCGACCAGCTCCTTGCGGTGCGCCAGAATCGCGCATCGGAACGGCGGGTAGTCGTGCTTCCACTGCTGAATGGCCCACGCCATCATTAACGACTTTCCCCCGCCGGTGGGGATGACCACACAGGGGTTGGTGTCCCTTGTCCGCATGTGTAGATCGAGGGCCTCCAGGGCCTCGGTCTGGTAGGGCCGGGGCTGAATGGAGCCGGCTTCGATGGGGGGCGGGGGAAAGAGGGTCATCGTAGTATTTGAGGTAGTAGCTTCTGGTCGCGGTCGATCATCAGCAGAATCAAGTATCCCGTCAGGTCCAGTATCGCGTCCTCGCCCAGGGCGTACGGGTCGTTTCGGATGCGCGACAGCTTGTCGTCAATCCGCACCCGGATCAGTGCCTCGGGGTCGCCGTGGGCGAAGATGCCCACGGGATTAAGGGCTGAATCGCCGTAGGCTCGGTTCTTCGCGACCAATATATTGGCCAGTTCGTCGCACTTGGCGCGTATCCGTTCTTCGTGGTCGTGCATCGGTCACCATCCTTTCTTAAGTAGTGCATCGTAGATCAGCGCCCCGGCCCACGCGAGCGCGAGTGTCAGGACGAACCCGATACCCGCGACAGCGAGTATCGTGGCGTCACGCGCTACATCGAGGCCTGTCCGCCCCTGTCCCCCGCGCACCAGGTCGTCGGGCAGTTTGGTTTCGTTAGCGTCTTTGTAAGCCTGTTGGGCCTTTTTGTGTGTCCATCGCATAGATCGAATCCTTTCATATTGGTCAGGTAGAGCTGCATCGTGAACACTCCAGTCGTAATGGAAGTAGGAGTTGGATTTCGGTTTCTTGGCGGAATCGCTCCTCCAGGTCATGCACGGTATCGTACCCCTTGAACCCCTGAAATCGGCTCGCCATGCTCCAGCATCATGTGAAGCATGGCGGTCGAATCCTTGCCGCCGGAGAAGCTGACGATCTGATCTTTCATTCCACCCCTTCCCAAATGGCTGCGTAGTCATGCCCCAGATAGATAACCAGCAACACGCGCCCCTCGAACTCGTAGGCGTCATGCGTCTCGTCAGTTTCATGGGCGGTAATAGTGTTCACGTCCAAGCCGATGGTGTTGCTCAGGAAGTCGAATATGGCGTCGTTCTCGTTCGGACTACCCTCCCACCTCAATCGAGAGTCCTCGGTTGGATACCGTTCGACGAGCGACAGGGGCATGTCTGCGGCTAACGCCGACCCCTCGAACTGCCGCTTGGCGTTCGCGACAGGCTTCGCCCCGACCAGGGGCCCGGGAGTGCGCATCAGCTCCTCGGTGGTCCACGTTCCATCGGTCCCGTCCCCGTGGCGCCACACGGCGCTGTCGGCGTGGTTCTGGAACTCGATCCAGTCGTCGCCGGCGTCGGTGGGCGCGGCAAAACTCACCAGTCCGGGCAGGAGCAGGTGGCGTCGGCATCCGGGCTGCCGGTCGGCGCGGATGACAGAATCGCAGATGGTGTCGATTCCACCGCGAGCGCACGACCACCCGCCATTTTCGGTGTCGGGGGTGGCGTGGCAGCACGTTCGGCAGGTTTTGCAGGGCAGGGGAACGGCCACGGCCCCCATCCCCCAGCACAGCGCATGAACCTCGCAAAACTTACAGCGATAGTCGTCGCTGCGGTTGGTCATGCGGGCAGGAGGTTCGTGGGTCTCGATAATGCGGCGCGCCCGCTCCATGAGCCGCTTGAACTCGGTGGGGTCAAAACGGACCCGCTCGGAATACAGCTCGTCCGTGTCCTTGTTGCGGGCCAGATAGAGGGCGCGGGTCATGCCCGTCAGTCCCATGTAGGTCTGCACCTGGGCATGATGCAGGGGCTTGGTCGACGCCACGCCATCCTTCTTCAGCTTGGCGAAACTCTTGGCGTTGTGGGTCTTGAACTCCAGCACGTGCCATGTTTTCGGGGCCTCGGGGATATCGAGTCCGCTTCCGTCCATGTGTCCCGAGACATGCCCCGCCAGGGCCTGCACCTCGAACTGCTTCCCGGTGTCGGGATCGACGTCATGCACCGTGCAGCCGATGCCCCTGAGTTCGTTGACGAAGCGGGCCTCTTCCAGGTCGCCCGTCTCGAAGAGGCGGTACATGCGGCCCGAGAAGTCTCGTTTTACGCACTGCCGGAAACCGTACCACAGATACCGGTCGCACTCGTGGCCGATGACGCTGGCCCCGAGATACCCGCGATTCGGCTCGGCGTCTCCCCGCGCCTTGTGCCAAGCGTAGATTCGCTTGACGGTTTCGCTCTCTTCTGGTACAAATTGAGACAGGTTGCCCATCCGTTGACTCCTGTGTGGTGACAGTGCTCGACGCTGGCGACCAGCCCCGGTGGGGACTCTACCCCCCACCGGGGCGTTTTTTGTGGGCGGTCACATCTTCAGCGTGACCGACACCTTGCGAGGAACCGTGATCACGTGCTGGGCCAGGGCGGAGGCGATATCGGGGCGGTGGTCGCGAATGTTTTCGTACTTCTTGGTATCGAACTCGTAGCTGGCCGGCACCAGCTTCAGGGGGAGGGCATCTTCGGGCAGGTCGAGCCCCCGCAGGGCCTCCACGTCGGCCTTGTACCCCAGGGCCCGCTTGACGGTGACCTTGACGCCGTTGCCGGCGTCGACGGTCCTGCTGCCGTTTTCCGGGGTCTCGACGAGTGCGGCGATCGCTTCCTCGGCGGCGATCCGGTCAGCCTTGGCGGAATCCTCGATTCGCTTGGCGTCGTAGAGATGGCCTACCAGTATTGCGAGTTGCTCGTTCATTCCGTTGTTCTCCTGTGTGGGTTATGGTTGACTGACTACTCGAGAAAACAAGAGGCGGGCCGGTCGCTACTCCGGCATCGGCACGCCGCCGCCTCTTGATTCCCTACCGCTCCCACGGCCGCTTGCCGGGCGCGGGAGCCGAAGTCCGCGCCGGTGCGGGCGCCTGCGGTCTCGGCTGCTGGGGCTGGGGCGCGGCATTCCGGGCCGGTGCGGCTGGGGCGGCGGCGGGCTGCTGGCCACCGAGGGGGCGGTAGGCTGTGACCTTGTTGTCGGCATCGAAGTCGCCCTTGGCGGCTTCCACCTTCACCCGGCACTCGATGGTCTTGCCGATCAGCTCGTGCGAGTCCGTTATGGCCGCCAGCCCGCACGCCAGTCCGAGGGCAGCCAGCTCCCGCATTCCGATCTCGACCGCCTTTTCGTTCGGGTTCATCAGGTTGATGTTCGCGAAGAGCTTGCGTCCGTTGTACTGGTCCCCGATGATCGACAGCTCCAGCCATAGGTACTTTCCGGTGCCGGCCTTCGTGTCCTTGACCTCGGCGGCCTCGACCTCGACCGGATACCATCCGGCCGGAATCGGACCGAATCCTGTTGACGGTTCCACACTGCCCGTGTCGAACCCTTGCCCATAGATGTCTGCGATGTCTCCCATGCCGCCTACTCCTTTTCCTGTGTGGTGTTGGTGTTGGCCGCCTCTGCGACGGCCGCCTCGAATGCCCCCCAATCGAGGGGAAGCTCGTACGGAAGCTGTCCATACACCCCCCGGCCTCCGCCTGGGTGCGCGGGCTGCTTCTGCGTAAAGAGGAAACGCTGTCCCCCGGTGACGTCTTTGCCGGTGCGCTTGGCCTTCGCAAACTGCGAATCCTGCCCCTCCTTCTTCACCACGACCTTGGTGTTCGCAAATAGGATGACATCGGCCCACCGCTTGAGCAGCTCGGCGGGCTCGGTCATGTCCATGTCGAAGTCGTAGGTATCGTAGTCGTCGCCCTCGGGGTTCTTGTGTTTGCGAACCTTGACGTGGCCGATGATGATGGAGGACATGTTTTTGTGGGCGCGCAGGGCGTCGAGGCCGTTCAGCAGTTCGCGCCATCTCGACACGACCGCCGCCTCGCCCGTCCTGAATCCCGATACCTTGCGCACGTTGTTCACCTGGAACTCGGCGCACACGTCGTCGCAGATCAGGGGCTGAAGCGCACTGGCGCTGTCGATGACCACGGTGCGGTACTCGTGCTTCTCGGAGTACAACACGCCAATGGCCTCGAGAACCTCGTTGATGGCGCCACAGGTGGGGAATAGCGGTACGTCAAGGGCGTCCGCACCCTCTTCGCCCTTGCAGGGGATGACGATGGGTTGATTGGCTCCGGTCTCGGCGATCTGGCCGTTGACGAAGCGGGTGCCGCAGGCGAACGTGGTCTTGCCGATCTTTTCGACGCCCAGCAACACGATGCGCGGGGCTCTCAGTCGAACCCCCTTACTGATGGATGCCAGTGAAAACGCCATGCTCGTTTCTCCTGTGTGGTGTGGTGGCTGGCTATGGCTTCGCGGCTCCGTCGCCGTGAATGAACTCGTCTACCGCCTTTTTGCTCCACCGGCGCTGTCCCCCGACCATGCAATGCCTGATCGTGCGGATATCACCCGCCATCGCCCCCAACCGTTTACGTGGAGGCCCTACCTGCAAATGCCGGAACAGTGTCGATTTAGCAATTTTCAAATGCTGGCACAGTTCGTCATCCGTCAACACCGCTTCCTGAGTCATGCTGTCAACTCCTTGCAAGGGCCATAGTTAGAGCATATTGCGGTATGCAAACAACTCATTTTGAGTATTTATTTACATTACTGAACGCATTTAGTCAACCAAAAAATTAAAATATATCCATTTAGACGCTATTTGAGAGTAAAAGAGAGCGATTTGGATAATATTATTTGACATTTATATCTTTTTGGGGCATATTAGAGCATGGAACGAACATCGAACCGGGTGACAAGAGGGGAACATCGGATGGGTCAACAGGTGGAGATAGACGGGAGAAGGTTGGATGGCCTGCGGAGGGACCTGGGGCTGACTCAGAAGGAACTCGCCGAAACGGTGGGCGTGACGAAATACACCTGCTTTCGCGTGTGTCATGCGGCTTGTCATGCGGTCTATTCGTCGAGCAGGCCGTTCAGGCGGATGACTCGCCGTCCGAATGCAGTCGGTTTCCCGGTGGACGTCCGAATCTTTGTGCTGTGGCCTCGACGTCGCGCCTCATCCCGCAGGGCCGTCAGCGCCTCGTCCCGCGTGACGCCGGACAACAGGGCCTTGTTTTGCTCGGCGGCCTCGCTGGCCGGCGCGGTCCAGCTATACAGCACGGACGACAGACCGGCTTTTCGGAAATCGTCTCGTGCCTGATGTGAACGGACGCGCTCCTGAATGTCGGCCATCAGCTCCTTGTCTTTGTCTTGACGCCACAGCTTCCATTGGTCGGTCAGAGTGCGCGCCAGCCGCTCCGATTCGACCAGCTCTCCCAGCTCCTCCAGGGTCGCAACGTTCGACCCCTTTCGCTTTTTGAGTTCCGACAGCCGGTCGTAAAAATCCCCGACGATCCTCGATGTTCCCGGACGTACGAACAGGGTGCCGACGATGGGAAGCGACGACGGATCGCTGGTGTCGATGGACGACGGATCGGTCACCATCTCGATGGCCGCGAACGTGCGGCGATACAACCCTCCCGTGTAGCTGGTCAGCATGTGGTCGATCTCGAGCGGCGACAATCCGGGCGTGTGTTGCCCGAGGTAGCGAGCGATGGGCGTCGTGTCGTCATCGTACTGATATTGAGACAGCCGATCTTCCAGGCGGCGCGGAATAATCGGAGAGCCCTTCCAGTCTTCATTGCCGATGACGTCGGCCATCGGGGCCAACAGGGCCACGTTCCGCATGATAGCCGCCGCCTTTTGCTGGAAGTCCTCTTCGCCCATGCCCATCTCGAGGGGCAACGCATTCTGGATCGAATTACCGAGGGCCTCCTTCAGTGTCCCCGGTGTTCTCCGGTCCTCAAGCACCGCTACGGGAAGGGCCGCAAACACCGAACCCATCTCGAAGGGCAAGGGGACGCGAATCGGCGGCCGATTGCCCCACGTCTTAATATGAATATAGTTCCACTTCTCGTACGGAGGCAGTTCTTTCCACCAGTCCTCATCACGGTTGCGCCAGTAGTTCGCCAGGGCCGCGATGGTCAACCAGACGGCCCCCTTGACCATCGTACGGGTCAGGTTCCTGCGTCGGCTCTTATATTTGGCCCACGGCATGGCCTCCCGCGCTCCGAAGGCGCGCACGGCCTTATCGATACCCTGCAAGGCGGCATTGTAGAAGGGAATCACCTCGTTGACCTTGCGCCCATCCGCGCCGCCACGCGAAAAGTTTACGGTCACGTCTTTCGAGGCGCAACCGGCCAACACCATTGCATCGGAGTCGTCCCATCCCTCCTGCTTCAGGGCGTGTTGATAGGCCGCGTGGAACTCCATGAGACGAGGGCCGATCTCCGAATGCCCGAGAATCTCGCGCAACCCACCCAGGGTGAACAGGGCGCGTGCCACCCGCTTCCCGCCCCGTTCCGTGACCCGCCGGCCTGCCTTGCGCGATCCCTTCAAATCTTGACTGACTCGGCCAACGATATCGAGCCCCGCCCCGTGGTACATCCGGGCGGACTCCGAATTGGCGATGTCCATCAACATGCCCCGCAGAGTAGACACTACCGGCACATGGAAGTGGTACTCGCCCGTAATGGAAGCCGTAGCCGTGTCGCGCAACAGGTTGCGGATCAGGCCGAACGCCGGGTTGACGCCGGTGGCCCCGAGGCGCAAGAGCCCCGTGGAGCCACGAAACGCCTTGGCGGCGATGCCCTCTCCGAGGAACTGCGACTGCGTGACGCCCTCGAGAATCGGCAGGAGGTCGGGCTGGACCTCGAAAAACCGGCGCCGTCCGTCGATCTCGATGGCGACGATGTTGTCCTTTCCTTTATAGTCGCGTTGTGCCCGGAAAATCGTGAGCTTGTCGTCCCATGCCTCCATCATGGCAGCGGCCACGGCGTCGATATCCGCCCCCAGCTCGACGGCCTTGGCGGCCACCTCGCTTTGAATCTGCTCCATCGAGAACGACACGGCCTCCCTCGGGGCCGGCACTTCCGACAGAAAGCGGCCCATACTCTCGCTGGAACCCTTGTGGGTGTCGTAAAACTCCACCAGAGAGCGCAACACGGCGTGCTGCATGGCGATCTGATGCAGGCGCTCGGTCTGTTGCGCCAGGGCCGTCAGGGGGTCGAGGATGGGTTGTGAGCCGCCCTTGACCCTATAAATCCCCTTACCGCGTCCCTTGCCCGCCCCCCGCTTCTCTTCTTCCAGGAACTGACGCATCATCGGCGCGTAGATGGGGTTCATGTCCACGATTTTATCGAACGTGGCTTGCGTGATGACCCCCGCGTCAACCAGTAGGTGTAGTTGCTTGTGCGCCCACTCGGTGGCCCCTTCCACGATCCGGTCGAACGTTTCGGACTGATACTTGGCGATGATGGCGTTGGCGTCTTTGACGCTCAATCCGGACACCAAGTCATGCTGGTGGTATCGCGTGGCGATGCGCTTCGCGATCCAGTATTTTATGACCTCATCGACCTGTCCGGATTCGACCGCGGGGGCGAATATCGACCTCAGCGACTCGCCGTTTTTTCGTCCGTGCAGATCGACGGAATGAGACAGCATGGCGTTCAGTGTCCGTCCGCCCGAGGTTCGGGCGAAGAACGTGGCCAGCATGAAGGGGTGTTTGCTGGGCTTCAGCTTGTCGAGATCGGCCCCCGTGTCCTGCATCCCCCTCAGCAGGGGTAGGAAGGCGTCGATGAATCGCGCCTCGGATTCTCGCGTGGTTGCGATACCGGTCGTGCCCGCCAACACGTTGGCGGCAATGCGAGGCCCCGACCAGTCGCGCTTGCGCGGCGTCAGCATGGCCTCGATGGCCTGCTCGGGCGTCTGCATCTGGAAGCGCGTTATCGTGTCTTCCAATTCGCGCAACTTACGGGCCTCCTGCGGGTTGGCCGGGAGGTAGTCCATCGTAAACCACCGATAGAGGGCCGGAGCCCGTTGGGCGATATCTCCCCCGGTCAGGTAGTGGCCGATGAACTCGGCGAACCCCTCGGCCTTATATCCTCCCTTGGGGCGCACATCGCCGTAGAGGTCTCGCCCCAGGCGGGCCAGTTCGCTGGGGATGCCCGAGGGCAAGCCCTTCTGTTTCGACCACATGCCCATTTGCCGGTCGAAGTGATGCCCCAGCTCGTGGACGGCAACGACGATATTGCCCGCATCGGCCAGCCGCATTTCGCCCAGACTGTTCACGTACCACCCCGGAGCGCGTTTGATGAACGTCGCCTTGCCGCGCACCGACAGTTCGGGCCACAGCCTGCGGATCGTGTCCACGATGGCCGTGGTCTGCGTCGGGGCGATATTCTCGACAGTTCCGCCATCCTGGCGCCGTCCCCCGATCGATCGGGTCGGCCGGGATTGCCGAGAGGGACGAGGGGCGTAGCCCATCGTGTCGCCACCGGCGTCTTCGGCATCGATATCATCCAGCGTTACGAGGCTCTCGCCTTTTTTATCGAACCAGCGCGCCGTGAACTGTCGGATATCCTCTCTCAGTGTAGCGATTTGATCGGCCAAACGCTGCTGGCCTTCTTGCAATCTGACGATGTCGGTGTCTCGAAGCTCCGATATTTTTCTCTGAGTTGTCTCGATGAGCCGTTGCAGATAATCCTTGGACTTCTTGTATTGTTCGGCGCGCTTCTCGTCGTCTTTAATTCGGTCGTCAGGAACGAGGTCTTCCAGCCTCTTTTGACGCTCTGCAAGCGTAAGCTGAAGGTTCTGTATTTGCCGAAGAACCGATTTCTCCTGAAGCTCTAGGGCGTGATACTCGTTACTCCATGAACCGGCCTGCTGATACATGGATTCGAGCCTGAACTCCACCTCGAGCCGTTTGCGCCTCAGCGGATCGGTTTCCAGGTCAAGCAGAATCTGCTTACGGCCAGGGATGACGCCAGCGGTCATCTCCTCTTCGGTGGATATGGTGTCGGCCACTGTTTTGGCCCACAGGGCCTCGTTCCACCCCTTCTTCGTCTGCACCAGGTCCAGGCTCGTGCGGTCGAACGACCCACGCATCAGCAGATAATGGATGTTGACCAGGTCGTTTTCGTTGCCGGGCCGCACCCCCCGACCGTTTCGCTGACGAATCGCTCCGGGTGTGTACGGAATGTCCATGTGATAGATATCGGTCGTCTTGACCTGAAGGTCCATTCCCTCGCCCATGCTGGTTGTCGAACCAATCAGCACCTTGATCTTCCCGGCATTGTAGGCATCCTGAAGCGCCGCCTTCCGCTCGTCGGACTTGGAGCCTGGAGAAGACTCGCGATGCGTATCCGGGTTTGTGATCTCCTTGCCGTTGATGATGGCGATCTGCTCGGCCGGAATGCCTCGAGCCACCAACTCGGCCTTCAGCTCCCGGTGAAGGTTTTCGGGCAGGGCGCCACGTTCCGACTGAGAATGTCCAGAGTCATCGACAAAAACCAGTTGCCCCCCATTGGGGTTTTTCCCCAACCTCTCGGCGATGCTCTCGACGGTCCACTGCATCTTGTCGTCCGAGGCGTCAAAGGAACGCATATCGACCGCGACGTTGGCGTGCGCCCCGCCATAAAGACGAGGATCTACGCTGGCCGAACGGCCCCCGGTATAAATTGCCACCAGAGTGTCGTCGCCTGCCCGAGACGGATGCGGCAGGCTGTTTTGGCGGGACATTAAGTCCTGTGCCACCTGGGCGTACCCATCGGATTGATTAAACAGGACGCGATTTTCTCGCGATTCCGGGACCGTGATCCACGGCATATCCTCCATCGACATGTGGTCGACGAATCGGTTCAAAATCCCTCGAAGGTCTTGGGCGTTGACAATGGACTTCAATATCGACTTGGGTTTTCCGTTGGCGGGGTTCTGAACCGTTCCCAGCACAAAAAACTGCGAGGCAAACTCTCGATCATTGGTGATCCCGTAGTCATCGAAGACGTGTTTCCCAAAATGCCGCAGCATGGTGTACACTTCCATCGGCTTATTGGGAGTCGGTGTGGCCGTAAGCAGGAACACATTCCCGCCATTATTCCGTTCGGTCGTGTAATTCGCTTTGAATCTGAAATCATAGGACCGGCTGGACTGCAACGAAGTCCCGGACTTATTGAATCCAAAGGAGGTTCCCAGTCCGAAGCGCACCAGTTGATTATTGACACCGATATTCTTAAAGGCGTGGGCCTCGTCGGCAATGATGCAGTCGATACCCAGCTTATCCCAGGTCAAGCGCGTATCTCGTCCATCGTTAAGAAGAGCATCGATGTAATCGTCGGCTTTCTCTTGGATCAACGCCGCCTGCCGCTTGGATGCATTGGGGTCATCGACATGCTCGTTCATGATATCGTTGACATACTGCGCCTCGACCTCCGAAGGGAGCTTGATCTGCTCGAACCCTTCGTGCGAGATGAACACGAAATCGGCGTTTTCATTGGCCAGCTCGAACAGGGCGCGGTTCCGGTTCTTTTTGGACAGGTTCCCCAGCTCGACGATCTTGGCGTTCGGATACAA